GATAATTTAAAAAAGGAAAAAGGTATTTTGTAAATTATTCTTTTAAATTTGGATATGCTTAATCCAATATATACAAGTGAAGAACATAAAACACTTATAAATTTATATTTAAGCACTTGTAAAGAATTTTGCAAAGACATCACTACTAAATCTAAATACAATAATTATTTAGAAGTGTTAGATACTATAATAGAATACCATAATAATTATGGTTCAGGAGTTAAGGAAAACAATTTTTATGATTGGATAATGATTATACCTATAAATGTATCAGTAGCAACAAATGCGTTTTTTGCAGGAGTAGAAACAAGAAGAAATGCTGCAACATTAAGAAGTTATAAGGTTATTTTAGAACAATTAGCACAAGAGGTTGTAGACAAGATAAATGATTTTGAATTAACTGATGACTGATATATATATAGAAATATCAAAATTATCAGATAAGTTTAAAGAAATGTGTTATGGTCTTACAACAGATGAAAACAAAATAAATAATTGTGTCCAGGAGTTAATGCTG